CTGCATAGATTTCTATTCCTTCTGCCCGCCACCTTGACTTGACACTTGCCTCCACTGCCCCGACTCGTTCGTCTAGGAGAAGACGGTTGAGTAGTGGTGTTGCGTCTAGTCGTAGACCTGCGTTGATGTTGGTTTCACGGTACTTCTTACGGTATGCCTGCGCTTCTGTGACACAGATTGTGCATCGGCATTTGTATTTCAGGTAGGCAGAGCGCCCATGTTTTATGTCAGTCTTCATCGTCTTCTTCTATCGGTTCGCAGTGTTGATGGTATGTCCACCAGTCACAGAATGAACATGGTTGTTCTGACCTGCTGTTGCAACCGCATCGGCTACGTGGGCAGGTGTGACCACCTGGACATTCATCGTCGCTCATTCCCCTAGTTCCTTTTCTTCTTGTAGTTGTAGCCATGTGTCAATGGCTTTACGTTCACGCTCTGATGGTGCCTGTAGGCGCACAAAATCTGAGGCGTTGTATATGCGGTTCATTAGACATTCAAAGAGTTCACGGCTTGCCTGTTCCATCAGTACCCTGCCTGCTTCAACAACTTCACCATATCCTCAAAACGCATGATGGCATACTGCTCTGCACCAGTGGCATGACCCTGACGTTTCACAACCAGCACACCAAAGTCAGCACCAGCATTGACACGCTCAGCCTCAGTCTCCTGCAACCAACCCGACAACTCATGTCGTTTCGCTGCCTTACATTCAATAACAATAGGCGCACCACAGTTGATGTCTCCCTTATCTAAACTGCCATGCAATGCACGACGTTCTGCATAGGGGAACCCGTTGTCACGCATGAAGCGAGCAATGAGAGTTTCAAATGATGTTCCTTTAGAACGGCTCTTTGACATTATCCATCGCCTCTTTCACTAACTGGCGTAACAGTTCTGACTTGGTGATACCGCCACGTACCTGACAAAGAAGTTCAATGTGATACCACTGCTTAGTTGTGACACGCAACCCCATGAAACGGGTTGATGCACTCTCCCCATCGGGGTCTACTGTTCGCTTCGCACTCATCACTTACCTGCCTTAGCGGTAGTGAAAGCCTTACGCAAAGCAGCCAGGTCTTTCTGTGTGCCGAATCCGAAACGCACGTTCGCATCCTTATAGATAGTCATAGGGTTCAAGTCGTTATCTACACATGCTTTGTTGAACGCATTGATTTGGTCTTCGCTCAACGGTGAATCGTCAGGTAACGCTGGCTTAGGTGCAGGCTTGGCTGGCTGTGGCTTGTCCTCTACAAGTGAGGCGAATTGCGATTTGCTCCAAAGGCTCAACGCTATTCCGTACCTCATGGAAGCGTTACGTAAGAAATCTCCAATAAGTTCCTTCTCATAGTCTCCCTTGTCAGCCTTGACACTACCCACGCCAAGCATTTCTTTACCGTGGACTGTGAGCCAACCCCACATGGTTGCCATGCCGTTCTCAATGTGGATAGCAGGGCGACCTTGTACCCAACCGCATGGTTCCCATGACCAGTACGGGTCAATCTCAATGAGGATACGAGTGATGTCTGCGTGTCCAACGAAGTCCAACTTGGTGCCACCCTTAGGTAGTTGCTGAACAATTGATGGGTCTGGTTTTGCGTAGTCCTTCAGAATGTTTCTGAGTTCTTCTGCTTTATTGTTTTCCACTGGTGTTGTTACCTTTCTTGGTGTTGAGTATGTGAATGATTGTTCCATTGTTATTCGCCTTTCAAGCGGAGTGTTCGTGATGATGTGGACTTGACGTACTGTGCATACAGGTCGGGGTTCTCTGACTGAAACTTCTTAGCGTCAAACCAGTCACGCTTGTATCCCTTCCATGTGGCAACTGTTGCCCCATTGATTGTGGCAGATTCGTTCTCGCCAATCAAGTCACACAGTTCAGCCTTCAACCTATCTTCCATAGCCTTGTATGAGGAAAGTTCAGACTTGACATGCTTCAACTGTGCAATCAGTTCTGTTACTGATGGGTTCAGTTCTGCTATGCCACCGTTGAAACGTGAGTAGCGAGTAGAGATTGTCTCGTATGTGTAGACAACACCTTCAGGGTCCATGCCCAATGCGATGTTGTTCAACCACTTAGCACACGCAGAGATGTGTTCCTGCTTCTCATCATCAGTGACGTTCTGTTCCACGATGGTGAGGCGGAGCGTGTTGTCAAAGATTGCCCATGTCACACGGCTTGCATCAGAACAAATGGCTTGTTGTACACCTTGGATTTTCCAATAGTCAGGCAAGGTGCCTGAGTATTCACGGCTGGTGGTTTTGACTTCAAGGATGTGGCGTGTCTCCTCGTTCCAACCGTCAAGGGTGGAGATAAGGTGTGCGCCTTCTTCGTCGTCGTAGCAGAACAGTTCATCGGGTGTGGTGAATGTGATGCCGAGGCGGTCACCTGCCCATTGGATGATGGTGTCTTCAAGGCGGTTGCCTGTTTCCATCGCTGCGTTTGGAGGGATGGGTGTTGGTGCAATTCCTGACAGCAGTTCTGCTGCGTACTGGTCTTGCTTTACGAACGGATGCAAGCCATAGATTGCTGCGGCTGCACTAGCGGAGATGCGGCGGTTGCCGTCTTCGTCTGTGTAACGCTGATTCAACCATGCTTGTGAACCGTGTGGTGCTTTTGGTATGCGATACCGAGTGAAACTCATGGAGTTCCCCTTCCTTCTGTGTTATGTATAAATCACTATACAGAAGGGGTGCGTCAATTACAAGGGGTCAACACAAAAGTTTTTCTGACCATACCCACAGGGATGTAGAACAGGTTGATTCCTTCACCATCGTGGTAGGTCTGAAGCAAAGTCACATGGTCTTTCTTGCCACCTGGGTCTTCACATGGGACAAGGAAACCTACTGAGTGGACAAGGGTTTCGCCTTCATCTTCAATGGTTTCTAGCGTGAGCCAGCCTGCGTCCCCACCGCAAGCGTCTGCCCATTCAATAAGTACAACGGGGTATTCAGTCTTCATTGTCTGCTGGTTCGCCTTCTGTGCGGCACTCAGGACAGTACCGTCCTTGTGACTGATGCCATGCTTCTTCGCAGGTGGGGCATACGTAGATGTGGGACAACGAGGTCATGGCTTTAGGTTACTATGCCGCTTTGTGGCTGGCAAGGAGTTGCTCTATCCGTGCTACAAGATTCACTAGTTGTTCTTCTTCTGGTCCCCGAACCACTACTTTTACTAGGAAATTACGGATGGCGATAAGGTCTGCGAGAGTCATAGGACTCGCTAGGTTATCAGTCTGGCTTAGTGATGTACGTTTCCACAAGGGTCAAACGGTTCTCAATTCTGTCAAGAGAATCCCGCAAAGACGACCCACTATTCGGGCGCATCTGTTCCTCAACAAACCCCATCGCCTTCTCAATGCGCTTAGCCCAACGGTACATTGGCAGTAGCAACCCACGGTGAATAACACCAAGAGAAGCCACTGCCGCAGCGACCATCCCTAAGACCTGGATAGCGGTCACTTCCCGTCACACCACTGCCAGTGCCAGTGTTCAAACTCTGGCGACTTGATGTTGTTTCCCTGAAGGTAGAACCCGAACGTTGGTGCGTTCTCACACATCCATTTGAATCCTTTTTTAGCGGATGCCATGCCGACAATGTTGCCACCCTTACCCTCAACAGCGAGGTCAATAGCCAATCCCCAACCGTGGTTAGAACCTGACTTACCTGTCGGGTCTGGTGCAGCCGATGGTGCCTTGCCCTTCTTCAGAATCCAAGTCTTGCCGTCAAACTTGCGGGTCACTGTGTTCTTCTTGCCGAGGCGTGGGTCGTTCGGCTTGGCTACTTCATAGCGGTCCATGAACATTGCGAACTGTCCGTCATAAGAACGGTAGTCACCAATGTTGCGGAGTTGAACACCTGCTGCCATTGCTGCGTCATACATTTTGTTGAACGCTTCGGCTGCTTCCTTATACATTTTGCCGCCAGTCTTCACACCAACAAGAAGACTCTTGTCAAGACGACCATTGATTTGACCTTTCAAACCTGCTGGTACTACTAACTTTTTATATGGGAGTGTCTTTGACATTTGTTTGTTCCTGTGTTGCTTTTGTAATGGGGTGGGTGTACTATTTCTTTTGCCTCAGGCGGAGTTCTTTTCCCCTTTCTCCTTCGCCTGGGGCTTTTACTATCTACTCATCAGTTGCGATATTGAATACAGCAGCGAGGATGAGAACGACAAGGGTTGTCACGCTAATCATCAGAGCCTTGGACAATGTAGGTCCTGACAGGGTGATGAGAACAAGTCCTGTACCTGATGCCCAGAGAAGTATGGAAACGATAACGCCTAGATATTTACGCATGGGTACAAATCTACCATTTCATTCGGGTCGTGGCGGCGGCGGTCATTGTGACTGCGGCTAGGGTGACAAGGGTTCTACGGGTGGACACGGGGACATTAGAACCGACGGGGACGTAGGTGTCCAGACCACCACCGAAGATGTCTACGGTCTTCTCAAAGGCTTCTCGGACCTCTGTAGGGGCAGCACTGACCGAGGCTACAAGTTCTTCTAACTGGGCATCCGTTAGGTCATCAATGACGAGGGCTTCAAAGACCTGGGTTGCTTCTTCTTCAGTGATGGTTGCCAACACTTCAGGATTTAGGGCTATCTCTGTTGCTTGTTCTTCTGTAATGTTGGGTGGTATTGTTGATGTACTCGTAGGAATGGGAGTAGGTAATGTGGGTTCTGGAATGGGCGGCTGTGTTGTTGGCGGCACTGACGTGCTTGATGTCGTGGTTGTGGTGGAAGGAGCAGCAGTAGATGTGGTGGTTTGAGGTGAAGTTGTGGCAGGCGCAACGGAAGTGGAAGAAACTACAGGGGCAAGGGTTGTCGTTGTGGTTGTGGTTGTCGCTTCTGTGGTGGTTGTCGTTTGTTCTGTTGTTGTTGTCGGGGGGACAGTAGATGTCGTTGGCAGAGTGGTCGTTTGGGGTGGGTCCGTGGTTGTTGCTTGTGGGAGCGTTGTTGTGGGTGACACTGAAACGGTAGTTACAGCGCCCTGTCCGTAGCCCAGTTCATACTGGACATTCCAAGTCACGCCATCACGCCAAACATCGGGCTGGTGACAACAAGTTCCTGCACGTAGACGGTACCTACCTGGCTCTAACTGCACAGACAAATAGGATTGCAAACCGTTGTAGTCATCGTTGCTGACAATCAATTCCCCTCCCTCTGTATACAGCCATAGTTGAGGGTCGGATGGGTAGCCTTCAGACTGATAGGTCTGCGCTATGAACTGTGTCGGCTCGCTGTATTCAAACCAGAAGTCTGTTGGTTGGGTGACGATTATGTTTTCCGCTTTAGCACTGGATGACAGCAGTAAAGCAGAAGCGATAACCCCTATAAAAAATAGTGCGGCTCTATTGAGCCTGTGGGTCACGCTTCACACCGAAGGCTGCGTCCACTTCATGTGCTTCTAACTTGCCGTCAAGGGATGACTTGGCGAGGTTGACGAGTACGTCTGCGATGGCATGGAAACCACCGAGGGCTGCCGAGTACCACAACGGGATGGACACGCCTGTGCCTACGGAGTTGATGATGCTAGAGCCTGTGATGATGGTAAGGCTGGACATGATGAACAACGCTACGATGCGGCTTGCTACGTCCTTGGCAATCTTCAATGACAACATTTTGGGGTTCTCCTACTGGTTGACCCCTCCAGGTATGGGTATACCTTAGCAGGTTAGTCGTGCTTGATGATGTAGTTCACGACCACATGGGGCTGGAGGTAAGCCTCTGCACCGCCAGTATTGGCGTTGGTCATCGTGATTTCTGTACCAACTGTGGCTGTAATACCCGTGGTGTTTGATGCCGTTGACTCAGTGTATGCGCCCACGCCTTGACCCTGCGCATTGATGACATTTATTTCGTTGTCACTCAAACTCGCTGCTGCTACAAGTTCCCCGTTGATAGTGTGTGTATGTCCAGGGTCGGTAATTGTGACAGTTCCCGAAGCCAAGACAGCAGTGTTTGCGTGGCTATGGCTTGGCAAGTTGTTCGTACCGATGGTAGTTGAACCACCTGTTCCCAACAAGGTCAAAGAAGCACTGTCGCCCAAAGCGAAACGACCCTTGAAGTCAGGGGTCGTAGCACCAACAATGGCAGCCAACGCTGTATAGCCAGTGGTGGATGTGCCGTCACAAAGCAACCAACCTGTAGGTGCAGAAGCGCCACCATACATGGCGATAGTTCCGACAGGGACAAGAGCATTGGCGACAGCAGTAGCAAGGTCTGCTAACGCAACAGTGCCATTGACAAGGTTTGCTGATGCAACTGTGATGTCGGTAGGTAACGCACCTGTAGCCAACTTGCTGAGGGCGATAGCGGCTGAGGCATTGATATCTGCGTTGACAATTGCACCATCAAGAATCTTCCCTGATGTGATAGCCGAGTCAGCAATTCCGTCGGTACCTACGGTTGCCCACTTCACACCACCGTCAGCCACCGTGGAATCAGCAACCAACACCTTATTATTGTTGCCAGAACCACCAGTAGAAATAGTCTTAGGACCAGTTGTTCCATGAACCACAATGTCACCATTGGTGGTGTACTTAGACACAAGTTCATTAGCCTGGTTTGCTTCGGTAGCGGTAAACACTGGGTAGATAGTTGCGCCAACATCATGCGCCCTGTCTGTCGTGTCGTCAACACCACGACCATTAACTGATGCTGACCAGGCTGAAGTAACAGCAGGGTCAACCACAGTCAACGTGGTGGCAGAAGCATAGATAACACAAATCTTTTCTTCTTTGGCTGTGCCAGGGTCCACAACAACAAAGAAAGGTGTCCCACTTGTGGACCATCCAGACATTGATGCTGCAAGAGTGATGCTTGTAGCGTTAGCGGCAAGACCGCTACCACCCAAAGCATTGATTACTGCTGCACCTTTATAAGACCTGCGTGAATAAGCCATTGTTATCTCCTAGTTTTCCACTGAACGCAAGGTTACAACAAGCGTCCCGTTAAATTGCCATGTATTCCCCTGCGAATCTGACGCATCCCACTGCAAATCTTCCAAAATTACTGAGTGCGTAACCGAACCCATTTGCAAAGCAATGATACGAGGTGAGCCGATTAGCCCATCAAAAAATGATTGTTCTTCTTCAACGTCGTAGTAATACTCTTTGCCACGGACAGTGACCGACTGGTGGAGCAGGACAGGAACAACGAATACTTGTGAACGGAACGGTGCGGCATATGCTCTAGCCATCCAACGGGTGAATGTTGGTCCTGTTGATGTGGCAGTGGAGGACCTGGTGAGGACGTACTTGAATTCTGCTTCAATGGCTCGTGTGTCGGAACCGTCAAAGGAGTTTTCAATGTCGTTGCCTGTGTCCCATACGCCTACTTCCGTGTAGTCGCCGTCGTCTAGTTTTAGATAGGAAGCGATGGACCCTACAAGGGGGGTGGAACGTGTGTCTATCTTGGCTACGAACTTACGGTCTGGGATACCCCAACGCCATGTGCCTGTTTCAATCTCGCCTGATGCAACAAGGTTGGCTGAATCTTCAGCGACAACACCGACACCTGAAATTGTAAAAAGCCTTTTACCTGCAAGAGTGGCAACTGACTGAACATCGTTACCAGATGCGTACATTAAGTCAGTAGAAAAAGCAGGTGTGTTAGGTGCAATAAAACTGGACAGGTCAAGACGACCCAAACCGCCTAATGCGTTCTCATATCTTGACCATGCAAACCAAACGAAACGGTCCTCACTGCTGAAACCTTTGACATCCCCTGATGTTGGTATCAACGAACCAGCAAGAAGACCGCCTTGGGAATCTGTTGAACAGAATCGGACACCTTTGTTTGTGCCGATGACAACGAAACCAAGGTAACCATGTAACGCTGTTGGGTATTCCCCTGTTGGTAGTTCTAAAGCAACGATGGCGACATCTACTGTGCCGTCTGTTTTGATACCTAAACGGTAGACAATGCCTGCATCGTTTGAATATCCCGCTACGTAGATAGCGTTTTGCCCGCCAACAATTCCTGTGCAAACAAAGTTCGGGTCACGCAATGTTGCTGTTGCTGTACCGTGAGAAGTGCTGGCAGCATAAGGAATAATATGAACATGGGTATTGGCGGTATCGTTGTGTACGCCAACAACGAAACCTTTAGCGAAACCAAGTTTTGTGTAGTTATATGTACCGCCTGATGTGGCGTAATGGTCAGCAACAGAAGAACCACCGATGGTTGTCATCATCACACCCTCATTGGCGTATGCAACATAAATTTGTTTGCCGTCAGTAATGATGTCGTTGATTGCGGCGGTGGGCGCACCAGTAGTTACCGAAGTCCAAGTAGGAGTAGCAGCGTATGGGTTGGTGCTGTACTTTAATGTTTGCCCGTCAGCCACATAGATGTAGCCGTTGACCTCAATCATTTTGAGGTTTGTCCCTGTCATAGCAGATGACGACGGCAGTCTAGTTGCGTTAAGCAACGACAACTGACCCTTCACCCAAGGGTTAATACCCTTAGACTTGTAGAACATGTAGTCCTTAGATTCGGCAGTGTCGGCATAGCGTTGACCCGCACCAAAATGCCATGAGTCCTGACCACGCCTCCACAAACCACCAGGGTTAATAGCACCCTCACCAGGGCTGGTGGAATCGTCCGTTGAATCACGAACACGCTGCTCATAGCCACGTTTGAACTGATTTGATTTCTGGTCAATCATGTATGGACGACCATCAATAGCGACAGGGAAAGTGTGCGGCACCAAAGATGATGAGGCTGTACCAGAAAAATACGGTGGTGTGCCAACATACGGCAGTGTGAAGGTCGGTACCGCCATTGCTTAATCCCTGTTTAGGAAAGTTGGGTATTGCCTCATAAGTTTTGCTGCTTCAGATGTGATGCGGTCACGACGCATACGCAACAAGTTAGTGATTGAGTTGCTAACAGACCCAGACGGAACCTCATCTGGACGGCGGGTGTCGCCTTGTGATTCTGTGAAGTTGCGTTTGATTTCTCGTGGACCAACTAAACGAATCTGCGAACCGATAATCAGGATGTCTTCACATGATGTTGGAAGACCAGTGACATTCTGGATGTTTTGTGTTTCTGCTGTGATGTTGCTGAATGGTGACTTGTATACGATAACCATTCGTCCTGCACGTACCTGCTCATCAAAACGGATGGCGTATCCAGTGTTGAAGTCATCATTAGGGAGGTCACGAATAAGTCGGCAACGGCGAACCTTGATGTAGTCGGTTGAGATGTAGCGTAATGAAACTGAAATCAAGTCAATGATTTTGTCTGTTGTCGGCAGGTTAACCATTAGGTCGGTGCCGTTGTAGTTCAACTCCAAGATTTTGATTTGGAACAAACCGTTCATAGGGCTTGCCAAGTCATCCAGTTCAGCGTTCATCGCTTCTAGGATTTGCGCTCTAGGGAACTTAGGGTCTACGGTTGCAACAGAAGACGCAGCATGGGCGGCTGCTGTGGTGCCGTTCCAACCTCGCTCAACAGTCACAGACTTTGAACCAGCAGAGATTTCCCATACATACATGAGTTCGTTATCTATTTGGATAACCCCACCAGGTCGGATACCGCTAAGGTCGTATTGAAACGTGACACTTGTAACAGTTGCGTTGATAGCAAGAGTTGTTTTGTTACGTTCTTCTACAGTGCCAGACATTAACTGGCGTACTGTCCTATCAATAACGGTACCGACGGTGGACATTTACTTCTTCTTAGCCTTAGCCTTACGCACTGGAGCCTTCTTGGACTTGTTCATTTTCATTCCCTTTTCCTTGGCTTCAGCCTTCGCCATAGCCATTCCCTTAGCAGTGTATGGGAATTCTTTTTTTCCGACCATTGGCATTTGTTGCTCCTAATTGTTGAGGTGACTACATCATAGCCGATACCATGTGAGGTTGGCTTCAAGTCGTTCATCTTCTGGGTTGAGGGCTAATGCTTCGCTTCCGTGGAACCAGGCTTCGTCATGGTCGCCAAGGTGGTAGCAGGCAAGCGCCATGTAATCATGGATTTCCCAACCCCATGCTTCTGGTTCGCAGAAGTAATCTGTTGGTTTGGTTGTGGTTCGGAACGCCATTTCGCAGGATGCTCGGCAGGCAGCCCAGTCTTCTTTGGTGCGGTAAAGGTTGGCTAGGTCTACCCAGTTTTCACGGCGGGTCGGGTCTTCCGCTACTGCTTTATACAGGTGATGTTCGGCAGAGTCGGGTCGCATCTTCGCCAAGTAACGGTGTGAGGCTGCTCGTTCGGGGTTCCATTGGGAGATGGATAAGTGCCGTGAGAAGTGGTGTTGGGCTAGTGCATATCGTCCATGATAATAGTATTCACGGGCTAGGTAGAACTGGATACGTTCGTCGTTGGTGTTTTCTTCGGCTGCCAGTTTTAACATTTCTAGGTATTGACCACGGGATTTTGTGTTGTCAGGGTGGTGGTGAATTTCTAACCCATAAACATGGGTAGAGTTTTCTGTTGCTACTGGAGTAAGAACTTCATGGATTGGGTACTTCCATGTGTGACTATGCCTGCCGTGGATGCGACCAATGGTAAACGATTGTCCTTCTGAACCGTCAGCATGGAACGTGGTTACGACCTTGTGTTTAACCATGTTGATATCTGGGGATAAGTTTTCTAAGACTTGTCGCCACCCTGGGGTTAACACCTCGTCCATATCTAGGGAGATACACAGGTCTATATCGTCAGGTAAACATGTGAGTGCCACGTTGCGGGCGTGGTCAAAACGCCACGGGTCAAAAGTTTCTGTCTCTACAGTGACATCACAGTCCCATGCTATTTGTCGGGTATTGTCCGTTGAGCCTGTGTCAAGGATTAACCTATAGTCGGCTTCTTCGCATGACTTAGCCCATCGTGCTACGTGCTTGGCTTCGTTCTTGGCGATTGTGTAGACCGCTATTTTCATAACCCCTCCTAAAGATTAAGAACAGTTTGTTTGTTCCTAAAGAATCTTACTTGATTGTCGTAGAAAGGTTTGTCTGCTGCGGATACAGGTTCTGTGTAGTAGCCCTCAAACCGTTGGATGCCAGCGTCAAGTTCTGCTTGCTCAAATGCGGCAAGACCATAGGTATCTTCAATGCCGTGAATCTTAAACAGGGCTGATAAAGAAGATGAAGCCATACGTTTAAACACCATTGTCTTGATTGCATCGTTTAAGGCGGGGATATTGGATGGTCGGACACGGGCTGTCTCGCTACCTGCTAGGTAGTTGCTGATTTGCATAGGGGGCAGGGAGGCTAGGGCTGTTAGTTCTTCTGTTGTAAACCCAAGACCGTCAAGAAAAGCCTTGGCTGCCACGGCTGCGTCGTCGGCGCTGGTAAACGGTTCTTCGGCTAATACCGACCATTCATAGATGAGCCTAAATGTTTCTTGCAGTGTGCGCCCAGTAGAAGGAGAAACACTGTTGTTTAATTTATCTTCAGCCAGTTGAGATTTGTTTTTTGCCTGCACATAAATCAAATGAGCAGAACCATTTAAACACATGAACGGTTCATAGACAACAATCTCATTTGCTTCGCTAAACACACGGTCAATGTTCTCTCCAGCAAAAGCCTTTGCCCCGTACATTCCACGGTCACAACGCCAGTCGCCACCACCGATAGGAGAAGACTTTGTAAAACTAAATGTCCCTAGTTCAGAGTCAAGTGGGCGGTCATAAATATCAATGATGCGTTCAAGCGGGTAAAGGTTGAGAACCTGCACTACGCCATTACAAAACACAGTTAGGTTATGTAATGGAAGTTTCTGGAATGGGTGTTTCCAGGCAGCCAAAAGTGTTCCATCATGGAGAACAAATACATCAATAAAATCAACCGATTCGTTGCCAGTTGGTGTTTGAATCCATACGTCAACTTCTGTTGCGTTCTTTGGAAGCCTGTCAAGAATAAAGAATCCTCGGTGTGTTGCGAGAATATCTGTTGAGAATAGTTTTGTTTGAATCATTCCGCCACTCATGGTCCGTAATAGTTAAATCTTACAACGCCCGCAATACCAGCACCGTTGATGGCTTGACCACCAGAACTCGGTCCGTTCCAGTGTGTTCCGTTAGAACCATACTGTCCAGTGCCAGCGTTCATTGAAAAAGCACGACCACCTGCACCGCCAGATACGCCGTGGATAGTTGAACCAGCACCACCATTACCAGGGGTAAACGCATAATCTGGTGCCACATTGATGCTGCCTCCATCGGTACCGTTTGCTGCCCATCCTGCGCCACCACCATAGGAATAGTTATTAGGGTCGGGGTTATTGTTTTTATCCAGGTTTGCGTATCCGATACCGCCAGTGGTTGAGCCATCTCCCGAACCTTGATTACCGCCGCTCCCCCCTGATGAACCATTGTCAGGTGAACCACCACCACCACCAGCCGTTATGGTAGTGAAGTTTCCACTCAACGAACTTGAACTGCCAGCAGTCCCTGCTGCGCCGCCAGCACCCACAGAAACTGAAAGGACAAGATTTGATACGCTCGTCAAAGTCACAGACGAGACATCCCTGTATCCACCTGCGCCGCCGCCACCGCCACCGCCGCCACCGCCACCTCCACCGACAAGGATGGAAGTAAAAGATGGGATGACGGCAGAACCGCCAGTTGGTGTGACAGTCTGCAATGTCAATGTGTCTGTGCCAGAAGTTGTCTTTGAGTATGTCTTCAACGACCATGTAGTAAACGACGACGAAGACGACGTGGTTGTACCGATAGCATTAGTGGCTACACAACGGAAATAGTAAGTAGTTCCGACAGACAAACCAGTTATGTTGGCGTATGAAGAAACGCTCTGACCAGAAATAGGTGTCGTAGCAGCGTTTACTTCGGTATACGAAGCAAAGTTATTAGTTGTGTTGTACTGAAACTTAACTGTTGTTGAGTAAAAGTTTGCACTAACGGTTGCGTTTAGTGTGGCTATTGATTGGTTAAAGTTGGTTGCAGCCGACAAAGAAACAGTTGGTGCCAGTGCAACAGACGAAGCAATAAACCCGTGTCTGATGGGCATTACGAACTCAAATCGCCAATAAGTACATAATCGTTAGAGCCAACACAAAATAGTGTGGCTGCTGAATATCTATCACGGAACTTAGGACCAGGTGTTCTGTTCATGGTCACGCTAGAAGCAACCACAGTTACTTGTCCTACACCAATTTGTAGAAGGTCAATAGCCTGACCAGCAGATAACGCTGTTGTCCCGTTTACGGTAACAGTGATTGCTGATGCGTTGCTGAGTGTCACCATTTTGCCAGCATCGCTAGATGCCAGAGTGTATGTTGTGCCTGTTTGGGCGTTTATTGTTTGCGTTGAAGCAAAAGTTCCGTCTGCGCCTGTCGGTCCTGTAGCACCTGTTGCACCTGTTGGTCCCGTCGGACCTACCGCACCTGTCGGTCCAGTTGGTCCAGTTGGTCCAGGAACAGTTGAGTCTGCGCCCGTTGGTCCTGTAGGTCCTGTAGGTCCAATCGGTCCAGTATCTCCTGTAAGACCTGTTGCCCCTGTAGGACCAGTTGCGCCAGTGGCTCCGACAGCACCAGTTGCGCCTGTATCCCCTGTTGGTCCTGTACTACCCGTAGCACCTGTGCTACCTGTGGCTCCTGTTTCACCCGTTGCCCCTACCGCACCAGTGTCACCAGTAGGACCAGTAGGACCTGTGCTTCCAGTAGGACCAGTAGCCCCCGTACTTCCCGTTGCACCCGAAGCGCCTGTCGGTCCTGTCTGACCAGTCGGTCCTGTAGAACCCACAGCGCCTGTTGGACCTGTGCTTCCAGTCGCCCCTGTTGGTCCTGTTGCGCCCTGCGCTCCTGTGTTTCCTGTTGCGCCTGTAGGACCTGTTGGTCCCAAAGGTCCCGTAGGTCCCGTACTGCCTGTGGGTCCAGTAGCCCCCGTTCCTCCAGTTGCGCCTGTCGCTCCAGTAGAACCTGTACTTCCAGTGGGTCCAGTAGAACCTGTCGGTCCTGTATTTCCTGTCGCACCTGTTGCGCCCGTATTTCCTGTTGGTCCTGTCGCACCTGTAGCCCCTTGTGGTCCCGTGTTAGCACTGCTAACAACCGTGACAATAGCGTCAACGGTAGAAGCAGACACTACAGGAACAACCAGCGCACCCACAACTTCAGTGGTACGAGTAATAACAATTTCGTAACTGTTTAAGTTACTTCCACGATTGAGAGTAATGTTTGTAGTAGCCATTGCTACCTCGTCACATCAGCAAGAACCGTGACATTCCCTGCCAGGATTGTAGAAATAACACCTGACGCATTTTCTTCCAAGTCCCAGAAATACAAACCAGCAGACAAAGCAGCAGAAGAAGTAGCCGACAAAACACACGTCACCTGACCAGAAGCGGCACCAGTCACAGTACAAGTGAACGAAGCCTTGATAGTGGTGGAGTCCTGGGTGCTGCGAATCTGTGCCTTATAGGTACGACCAGTAATGTCAACGGCAGTAGACCCATCAGTCGTGATAGTTACGACTAGGGTTTCTGTGTCACCACGGGTGATAATTAGGTCTTGGTCAGCAGGTTGAGCCATACCCGCATAAGCATAGCACTATTTTACTGCGCCTGAATCCAGCAAAACATCATGCACATTCTCTGGGACAACGTATGTTTCCCCTGGTACAAGGTTATAAGGCTCATTTCCAATGTAGGCGTTGACTTTTCTAACAACCTGGATTTCAACTTTTATTTCTGGTCTGACAAATTCTGGGTTGTCAAGGAGGGTGCCTTCAGGGATAAGGGATAGAAGTTTGGTGGTGGCTTTTGACCATGTGAAGGCTTTGGTTTCTGGGACACGGGAGATAGCGGTCTGTCTGATGGTGCCACGGTTGCGGTATGCGTCCATCATTAGTTCTTCCAAAACCTTTTGGTTTGGTTCGTCCCATTGCCCTATGGTTTCCGCTTTGGATTTGGTGCATGGAACTACCCCGAAGGCTAGGTGTGAGAACTGGGACTGTCCTGTGCTGTCTGAGATGATTGTGGGGATACCACTGGCGATGGCTTGTAGCGGCATGAGTCCGAAACCTTCGCCACGAGATACAGCCACAAAACAGTCGGCTTGGTTGAACCATGTTCGTTGTTCTTCAGGGTTCATCCACTCTCTGTTGAGGAAGATTTTTTCACCTAGTTTTTTGGTGGGGACATCTTGTGCGTGAGGTGCTGCTTTGATGTGTAGTTCAGCATCAGGAAGTTTCAAAGCGTTAAACGCCTTCACTAGAACGTCAAGACCTTTACGGTGCCACAAAGACCCGCCCCCATGAAAACGGAACACATCGTTGTCAGGTTCACCTATTGGTTTCCAAAACTTATGGTCTACCCCTAACGGGCAATACGAAACATCATTATGGAACTGACTGAACAGTTCAACGTTGTGTTGGCAAGGAACAATTATCTGGTCAAAATGTTCAAGCCATCTACGAAACCTATGAGGCAAAACATCTGTTTCCCACATAGAAAACAAAACACGATGCTGACCTTCAAGCCACCCCTTGCAAGCATACGGAACCTGCATATGAACATGAACAGACGCAGACTTATCCAACTTCACAGTCTTAGGAAGCGAATCCTTAAAACCTTGGAGCATGGAACCATACCCCAACTTTGGGTCAGGGAAACCCTGCCATGATTGATAGTTCACAACGGCGCTGGCGTACCTTCAATTTGATGCTTAGACGTAGCAAGTTGTTCAACAGCATGACAACCATCAATCGTCTTAGGTTGCAGCCCTTCTTTACGAAGACGCTTATAAGCAGGCATATCCTTTGACCAGTTCTTTTCACGCTGGTTAATAACCGCAACCGCCTCACCCTTGGTGGTCGTGGAGTTAGAACCAATCTGAACCCCTGCAACCTTGCATCCGAAACAACCTTCAACATCCAGATTTGGATGTGTCTCTCTATGCTTCAATATAATCACCATATCCAGCAGCAGTAAGGTCTGCTTCTTCTTGTGCTGTTAACTCGTGGATATGCCCACCATGATAGGTGAAAGCAATATCGTCAGCATCCCCTGGTTGCCATTCAGTGAATGACCCGTCCTTTAGTTTGAACACGTTACGTCCACGCCTACCTGGTTTCAGATACGCAAGGATTCCACGTTCCCCAGGTAAAGCCCAGTTTACAAAGTTGTCTGTTGGTGGGCGAAAAGTTGCCATGTCTACACAATAGCAAAAGCCCCCCACCGAAGTGAAGGGCTTTCGCTTGCTGTGCTGTGTCTCTAGGACACGGACACTATACAGGGGTTATTAGGCGTTTGCACCAATGCTTGAAGATGATTCAATGCGGCGCAATGCTTCCTGACGGAACACACCGTAACCAACGAAGTGCTTCCAACCAACTGGACGGAAACGCTGGAGGAGGTCGGTCACTTGACCGTACACAATTGTTGGCTGTGAACCGTACTCGCCACCCATTGAGACAGCCTTGGCAAGTGCCTGCTGACCCATGATGAGGGTACCGTATGCGTCAATTGTTCCAGATGCACCAGAGTTGTTGGATGCGTTTGCGAACAGAGGGGCACGAGCCGACTCAATAAAGCGAACGCCTTCAAACATGCCAATTTCACCATTGTAAAGAGGCATTGCGTTGGTGTACTTGTACGAGTCACGCCAGCCTGAAGCATCGGTGATGCCACGAAGGTCGTAGGACACGTCTGGGTGAATGAAGCCAACGTAGTTTCCACCGATGGTAGGAACGTTTGCTGCACGGAGTTGAGCAACTGCACGACGGATGTCCTTAGCGGTAAGGGTGTCGTCTGTGTTCAAAGTTGTACGGCTAGATGGGGCTACTGCTCCACCTGTTGCGTAGATAACGTTGTCGCCAGCCTGGATTACGTCACGAGCGATGGTGTCAATTGACAAACCAGCGTTGTAACCAACAGCGTTAGCGGCTACTGGGTCAACAGGGAGGAAAGACGAAGCACGAAGTTTCGCTGTCGTAACTGTTGCGTTACCGTATTCACGGAGGGTGACGGTAACCTGGTTGTCGCTCATTGCGACTGGGGTTACGTCTTCTGCTTCACCGAGTTCCGTGGTCGCTGCTGCGAGGTCGGAGAACACTGTGAACTTTACGGATGCACCTGGGTTTGTTGCGTTCGTGGCTTGCACGTCTGCGAACTGGTCAAAGTACATTTCTGGACGAAGGGCAAAGTATGCCAACTTCTCAAAAGCAACCTGGTCAACCGAAAGGTTGGAGGTGCCTGTTTCTGCTGCGTAGTAATCAGCCATGATTTTTTTTCCTTAATAGGTAGAGGGTTTAAATTTCTCCAAGGTCAACACCTTGGGCTTGTGCCTCTGCAAAAATCGCTAACAGTTCTTCTTGGGACGACGCATCATTGATTCGTTTCATCCAAGATGGTCCACTAGATGCGGTTTCGGCTCCAGCGGCAATCCTGTTGGTCTGCTGCCAGGCTGCCTTGTCGGTGTCCTGTGGTTTGGCTTGGGGTGTAATCAGTTGTGCTTCCTCTGCGGCTTGCCTAATAGCCTCTGGAGTGAGGT